TGTAGATGATAATGTTATAGATGAAGCTAATTTAAAAATCAGTAACTCTCCTACAAACGGAAGATTTTTACAATGTAATACAGGTGTCAGTGGTGGTTTAACTTGGGCCGAAGTTACACTCCCATCATCAAGTACTTTATCTGGAACCACATTAGCAAGTGGTATTACTGCATCAAGTATTACGTCTCTTGGAACATTGACTGGATTGACTGTAGATGGTAATGCTTCAATTACAGGAACAGTCAACATAGACAATACCATTACATTAGATTCAAAAAATGAAGATCCAAGTCATGATAAGGGTGTAATTATTATACAACCAAGCACATCTGGTGGTAAAACTGGTATTAACTTTAGATCAAAAGTAAACCCAACATCTGATCATGGATATCTATGGTGGTATGATGATAACAATAACTATGCAAATGATAGTAACAATACTGAAAATGGTGTCCTTGTACTTGGGGTACAGAATGATCCTTCTAATACCATTCCTAAAGATGCTGTTGCAGTTGAATCTTCTGGTAATATATTCTTAAATCCTGGCACAACTAATGTTAGTTATGGTGGTGCGAGTGGCCCAGATTTCGCAAAAGGTAAAGTTTATATTGGTAGAGAGACTACAAAATATCAAGTCTGGCATGAGGGTAATGATGGATCAGGATCTGGCTTAGACTCTGATAAACTAGATGGACAAGAGGGATCTTATTATCGTAACGCTGGTAACTTAAATGCAGGGACTATACCTGATGCACGTTTAGCTAATTCTAGTTTGTTTGTGACTGGAATGATTTTGATGTATACTGGAAACAGTGCTCCCAATGGATGGGCTATTTGTGATGGTTCAAATGGTACACCAGATTTAAGAGCTAGATTCATAGTCGGTGCTGGTAATGGAAGTGGTGCTGGTAATAGTAATTATTCGGTTAATAATACTGGTGGTGCGGAATCTGTTACTCTTACAGAGGCACAAATGCCAAGTCACAATCACTCATTCAGTGGTTCAAGTTCTCACTCTCATACAGTTAACAATCACACTCACTCATTTAGTGGTAGTGGTTCACAGTCTCATACTCACGGTTTTACAGGTGTTGGTGGTAACGATCATAACCAAAACGTGAGACATACTACTGTTATGAGAAATCGTTCAAATCCAACTGTATATACTGCTGCTGGTAATACTGGTGTTCAAAATTCAACTGTAACTATTAGTGTTAGTGGTAATACTGGAGGATCAACACCAGGCACTAATTCACAGACTGTATCAATTAGTGGTAATACTGGAAGTAAAGGAAGTGGTAACTCTCACGAAAACAGACCACCATACTATGCACTTATGTTCATAATGAAACTATAAATAGGTGAGAACAATCTGAACAATCATGATAAGTACAGTTACACAATTGAATATATCTGAGACAAGTAATTCGATTGATGGAACTGATGGTGATTGGAGTATTGTATCAGGTGAAAAATACTTGTATGTTGTAAACAATAAGGACGGTAAAAAATATAAATTAACCATAGGAGAAGAGGTATCTTGAGTTGAATGTTGATTATGAAAATCCTTGGCTTTATAATGGTTTACCCTTTACTTCTGATGACATTGGGGACTACTATGGTTTTGTCTACAGAATCACAAACCTTTGTACAGGAAAACAATATATTGGAAGAAAATACTTCGTACAAAAAAGAAAGCCAAAAGGAGGAAAACGAAGAGTCACCTCTGAGTCTGACTGGAAACGATACTTTGGATCTTCTGAGGAGCTTAAACAAGATATTAGAGACCTTGGAAAAGACAATTTCCGAAGAGAAATTATAAGCCTACATAAGACACTAGGGAAAGTAAACTATGAAGAGACAAGGCAGTTGTTTCTAAATAATGTACTGATGGAATCGCTTGCCGACGGCACACCTTTGTATTATAATTCAAATATCCTTGGAAGATATATGAAAAAGGATTACTATGACAAACTTACTTGAATCAATGAAGATTTTTTTAGACACAGCAGACACAAATTTAATTAGAAAGTATTATGGTACTGGATTGATTGATGGTGTAACAACAAATCCAACTTTGATTCGTAAAAGTGGAAGAGACCCAGAGGAAGTATATCAGGAGATACAAGATATAGGATTAAGAGATATAAGTATGGAAGTTGTTGGTGATGCCAATGAAATGATAGAAGAAGGAATCAGACTTGCAACTAAATTTCCAAAATCTGCAACTATAAAAGTTCCGTGTACACCTGATGGTTTACTTGCGTGTGCAGAACTATCATGTAAGGATTTAATTAGAGTAAATGTAACTCTTATATTTGACGTTGCACAAGCCATACTTTCTGCAAAAGCTGGTGCTGCCTATGTTTCACCTTTTGTTGGTAGATTAGATGATAACTCAATCGCAGGGCTAAATTTAATTAAAGATATTGATGAAGTATTCAGAGTTCAAGCAATTCATAGAACAAAAATCTTATCTGCATCAATCAGATATGTGAATAGTGTTTCTCAATCTTTTGCAAATGGAGCTAATATTGTGACAATGCCTCCATCTGTATTTGATAAGATGTACAATCACGTTCTTACTGATAAAGGTTTAGAAATATTCGATGAAGATTGGAAAAATGTAGTTCATCATGGTTGAATATTCCTACCATAATGATACTGATCACATGATTGTGATGAGGTGTATTGGTGAAAAAAATTTCTTCATGGAAAGAGTTGTTTTTCCTACAGAAACAATCACAATCAACGCACCTTTAGGAGCTGAGGTAGAATTATGGGGTAATGGAATACATTTTGAAGAGAGAATGATAGTAGATCATCCAGAAACTTATTGGAAATCATATAGTAGTTTTGACAATTAAATATTTTGTGTTATAATAAATATATTGAATCTTATTTTATATCACATGGGACATTATCCTGAGAAAAAGGCACTAGTTCTGGGTGCTGGTGGCTTCATCGGTAGTCATATGGTCAAACGACTAAAGAAAGAAGGGTACTGGGTTCGTGGAGTTGACTTAGATCATCCAGAGTTTGGTCGTCACGAAGCTGATGAGTTTGTTATTGGTGATTTAAGAGATAAAAGTTTTGTCAATAGAGTAGTAGAATTTAAAGGATGGCAAGGTAATTTCTATAATCAAATACCATATAAGATGATAGAATCTTTTGATGAGATCTATCAGTTTGCTGCTGATATGGGTGGTGCTGGATTTATATTTACAGGTGAGAATGATGCAGATATTATGCATAACTCTGCAACGATTAATTTAAATTTATTAGACGCAATAGTCAAAGCTCAGAAAGAAGATAGAACAACTCCAAAGGTATTTTATTCATCCTCTGCTTGTGCATATCCATCACATATTCAAGAAGAAATAGACAACCCAGGCCTGAAAGAAGAGGATGCATATCCAGCCAATCCAGACTCAGAATATGGTTGGGAAAAATTATTCTCTGAGAGATTATATTATTCTTATAGTCGTAATTATAATATTCCTGTGCGTGTTGCTAGATACCATAACATCTATGGGCCTGAAGGCACATGGGAAGGTGGTAGGGAAAAAGCTCCTGCTGCAATTTGTAGAAAAGTTGCAAATGCTGGTCTTGCAGATACCATAGAAGTGTGGGGAGATGGAGAACAAACAAGATCGTTCTTATATATTGATGATTGTATAGAAGCCACACGCAGATTAATGGAATCTGATTGTAAAGAAGTTATCAATATAGGTTCAGAAGAAATGGTTTCTATCAATGAGTTAGTAAGAATAACTGCAAAGGTAGCACACAAATCTATAGGTAGGGATCATATTGATGGCCCTCTAGGTGTAAGAGGACGTAATTCTCAGAACGATAAGATCAGAGAGAAACTTGGATGGGATTATGAATATTCTCTTGAAGAGGGAATCAAGAAAACGTATGCGTGGATATCATATCAAGTTTATAAAAAGAATGAAGTTGAAGAACAAGCTTTACAACCTAGTTTACCTGAGAGATACTAAATGATTGGATTTAATATGTTAGGTCAACTTGGCCGTCTGGGAAATCAGATGTTTCAAGTTGCATCTTTGAGAGGTATCGCAAGTAATAATAATTACAACTATGCCATACCTCCATCTAAAAATAAAAATGAGTGGACAGATCATCAACTCTTCAATCCATTTGTTTTTGAAGGTGTAAATCCATTGAACATACAGTTTATAGATTTTCAAAGACCACAGGTAGAAGAAGCTTCATTTTCATTTGATGAAAAATTATTTAATGATTGTCCTGATTGGGTAAGTCTAGTTGGGTTCTTTCAATCTGAAAAATATTTCAAACATATTGAAGATACAGTTCACTCTATGTTTGCCTTCAGACCAGAGATTTTAGAACCATGTCAATCTATGATTAATGGTGTGGAAAAACCAGTATCTCTTCACATTAGAAGAGGAGATTACTTGACAAATTATAAGAATCATCATAATCTAGGACTAGATTATTATGCAAAAGCCTTAGAACATTTTAAAGACAATCAGATTGTTATTTTTAGTGATGATCCTGCTTGGTGTAAACAACAGGAACTGTTCAAAGATGATGATAGATTCCTAGTATCTGAAGAAAATAATCAGTATATGGATATGTGTTTAATGTCTCTTTGTGTAGGACATATAATTGCAAACTCATCATTCTCTTGGTGGGGTGCATGGTTATCAAAGAGTAAAGATGTCATAGCTCCTTCTAAATGGTTTGGGCCTGACAAACAACATCTAGAAACCAAAGATTTATATTGTGAGGATTGGACAATTATCTAATGAAAGTCGCTGTTGTTTTTATTGGTACTGATAAGTATCTTAATTTTCTCCCTACTTGGTATGAAAGATGTGAAGAGTTCTTTTTGCCTGGCGTAGATAAAAAATATTTAATTTTTACAGATGGTAGTGTACCAGAATCACCAGATAATTCTATAGTATATCATCAAGAACATCTTGATTGGCCATACATTACATTGTATAGATTTAGAATATTAGAAAAGGCAAAAAAAGATATAAAAGATTGTGATTGGTTGATATTTATTGACGCAGATATGGCTGTAGTAGATACGGTAGAACCAGAAGATTTATTTGATGAATCTAAACCATATATTGGTGTTCATCATCCATGTCATTTCTTAAAATTTCCTCCACATGATAAACCACCAGGCGCATTTGAAACAAATCCATTATCACTTGCAAAAATATCTGAAGAGTATGATCATTCAATATATTGGCAGGGATGTTTATGGGGTGGTAGAATACCAGAAGTATTTGACTTGATGAAAGAACTTGACAGACGTACTACAATAGATGAAAAGAATAATGTGATTGCAGTTTGGCATGATGAGAGTCATCTAAATTGTTTTTATTCTGAAAACATAGAAAAGGTTCATACAGTTGGGCCTGAATATGCGTTCCCAGAAGTCTTCGCAGACTACTGTGATTTTAAACCAAAAATGGTTCACATGGCCAAAGATAATAGTAACTATCATGTCTAAAAAATTAGCTCTAATATATTCTGGACAACCCAGACATCTTAAGAGAATGTTATGAAAATCATCACAGTAATTTTTATCAACCTGGCTGGGATGTAGATGTCTTTGCTCATATCTGGTATGATGAAAGTTGGGTAGGTTCATATTTCTGGGATCAATATAAAGATAGAGGTAAATGGGATGCAGAATTGATTCCATTTATGAAAGAGAAATGGCAACCAAAAGCTTTAGAGTTTGAAGAACCAAAAGAGTTTGAAAGTGATTGGCAA